TCCTGAACTTATTGTAGCATTCCGCTGGAGAGCGGTCTATAAATACTACTATTTTATTATACGAGGTGTATTATGGGAAGACGGACAAACACGGCGGTCTGGATCGAAAAGGCCCAGCGCTGGCAGATCAAGGTGCAAAAGAATGGGGAGCGGAAAGCGTTCTGCTCTGCAAAACCCGGCCGGACAGGCCAGCGGGAAGCGAACCGGAAAGCGGACGCTTGGCTGGACGAGGGCGTGGTCAACACCCGTGTGCTGGTAAACAATGCCTATATCCAGTGGATCGAGGGGCTGCGGCTGACCACCGATCAGTCCAACTGGGGGCCGGTGGAGAGCCGCTGGCGGAACCATGTGCAGCCGGTGATCGGACGGAGAAGGGTAGAAGACCTGTCGGAGCAGCAATTGCAGACCGTGGTGAACAGGGCCTACGCTGCCGGGCTGAGCAAGAAGTCCTTGATGAACCTCTGTGCAGACCTTCGTGCCTTCTGCAAATGGATGCGGCTGGGGAAGATGTCGTCGTTGCAGCCGGAATCACTGCACGTCCCCAAAGGGGCAAGGTCGCAGGAGAAGGAAATCCTTCAGCCGGACGCCCTGCGGACGTTGTTTTCGACCAACACGACCCTGTATCGAGGGGTATGGGTGAACGACCCATACATCAATGCCTACCGCTTCTCGGCGGTCACGGGGCTGCGCCCCGGTGAGCTGATCGGTTTGCGCTGGCAGGACGTCCGTGGAGATTCGGTCTGCATTCGCCGGGCCGTGAACATCCACGGAGAAATCACGCAGGGCAAGAACCAGAATGCGGTGCGGGCCTTTGCGTTGACACAGGTCGCAGCGGATGTGCTGGCTGACCAGCGCGAGCTACACCTTCCGGGAGAGAGCGTGTTTGGTATCCAGTCTGAGAGCACCTACCGCCATTGCTGGAAGCGCTACTGCGAGGCAAACGAGATCAAGTATATACCGCCTTACAACCTGCGGCATACCTTTGTCTCGATGGCAAAGACCCTGCCGGAGGGCGTGGTGAAGTCGCTGGTCGGACACTCCAAGCAGATGGATACCTTCGGGGTGTACGCCCACCTGATCCAAGGCGATGATGTGCGCACCGCGGCCATGCTGGACGGCGTGCTGGATAAGGTTCTGTGGGAGGATTAGTACCCACTTTAGTCACCCACTTTTATTTTTAACGCCCGATTATGAGGAATCACAGGAGATGGCTGAATCTCTGAAAAGAGCGATAACTCGTAAACTACGATAGATAAAAATAACGAATTAACGATATTTTTCGGGTTCGACTCCCATCGCCTCCACCAAATGTGAATCAGGCGAACCCCCCACGATCTACTTCGTGGGTGCGTTCTTCGTCCTGACCATGCCGCTCCCTGAGCGGTAAAGAAATAGGCACTCGGCCTTGATAGCCGGGTGCCTATTTCTTTTTGCCCTGCTGACAATATAAACAACATATTGCGGTCAATAATTGTGCAGTATACGCCTTGATAACAATGCGTATGTATGGTAATATACAGACACAGTAAAGGAAAGGTGGACAACAAAATGAAAATGATTAAGGTCGAGGAACTGCACAAGGAAGCCAACGGTAACAGCTACACCCGCAGCACCTACATGGTCGGTCGTTATGAGGTTTGCATCGACGATGCCGCCTACGCAGACGGTCGCACCCGCCGCTCCATCTCCGTCACCGAGCCGTATGAGAGCGGCTGCTATCTCCCGAAGATCTACTACAACGAGGACGTGTTCGGAGAGAAAGCCCCGGACTTCTCCATCCAGACCACTTCCTATGGTGCGCTGAATTCCGAAGAATTTCATAAGTTCATCGCGGATCAGAACGAGGCTCTGGAAGTCGTCGAAACCCTGAAAAAAGAGCTGCTGTAACAAGCACCCCGCCCCGAAAAGGCGGGGTTTATTTTTTGACAAAAAGACCATATACACGCCAGTATCTTTGTGCAGTCTAGCTCTTGTTTACCATGCGCGTGTATGGTAATATACAGACACAATAAAGGACGGAGGTAAATACAAAATGACCGCTAAATACTTTGCAAACTCTGCAAAATATCAGATCACGCTGAACCGTAAAGAGGCCGAGGCTCTCGCCTACTATGGCAGCTCCTACGACTACCTGCTCACCGCTCTGAAGCTGTGGAGCGATGAGGCCGCTGAGCTGAAGATCTTCGTCGATAACAAATTCACCGTCATGGCCGACCTGAACCGGGCACTGGCCGCCAGCAAGAATTAAGGAGGGCACCGCAATGAAGAACGTTCTGGTTGATATGCTGAATGCTCAGGGCTTCATCGCCGCACAGTCCATGGAGTTCGCTTGTGAACACACGCTGCTCTCCAAGAAGTACGAGAAGCAGGTGCAGACCTGCTGGTACGGAGAGCAGACCTCCACGCTGGAGGTCAAGTTGTTCGTCAATCTGGAGGCCGGGGTCTGCCGGGCGTGGTTTTATTCGGACGGTCGGCGGGATGCCTACAAGGAGCGGTGGTACTCCACTCTCGGCAAGCGCACCTATAACGCTATCGCCGAGACCGTCAAAAACGCAGGGTTTGAGATCTGAAGAACGAAAAGACCCCCGGCAGCGATGCCGGGGGTTTTCTTATTCCTCTTGCTTCTTCTCTCCGGCCTCCGGCTCGATCAGGTCCTCGATCTGGCAGCCGAGAACCTTTGCCAGCTTGAGCAACTGGTAAACGTCACGGGGCACACGGAGGCGGCGGCACCATGACTCAATGGTCCGAAGTGGCACCCCGCTCTGCTTGGACAGGTCGGATCTGGTCATGCCCTTTTCAATCAGCTTTTTGTCGATGGGGGTCATGTTCTCGGTCATCGTCAGTTTTCTCATGCGGTGATCACTCCTTTTCAGGCTCTATTATACTGCGTGTGTATGGCTTTGTCAATTTGACGAAATAACCATACATACGCATTGTTATTTGTGCATTATACACCTTGATAACCATGCGTATGTATGGTAATATATAGACACAGTAAAGGACGGAGGTAAATACAAAATGACTAAGTATACGCGGTTCGAGGCAATCTTCAGAAACGAGACGCTGGTGTTCACCGACAGAGATCCGAAGTTCAGAAACCGGCTGGATGTGTACAATTACATCTGCGCAGAGCGGCTCGGCAAGAAGTACGGAAAGTTCATCCGCATCAATGAATCCACGGTTTGCTACTAAGAGGGAGGGCTAAATTATGATGTTGAACATGACAGAGACCGATTACGAGAACTGGCGCGATGACCTCCGCTGCGGCGGACAGGAGGAGTACGATACCCAGTATTCTGCGGCTTCCCTGTACGAGGGCGGCTGGCGGGCCCGCGATCTTCCCGACCTGATCGAGCAGTTCAACTTAACCGGCGACGAGGCCGAAAGAATTTACAATGAGCTGCTCGAAATTGAGCAGGAAGCCGAAAGTAAGGAGGACTGAACCATGAAACGCTATAAGGTGTACGTCTACAACACGGTTGATAAGTTCTGGGACTGCTACGAGGTCAACGCAATCGACCCGGTGGACGCCCGGAACGTAGCCGTGCAGCGGCTGGTGGACGAGACCGGGCACGGTCTGGATGTCTACGAAGTGACCGACGTGTGCGAAGTCAAAGAGTAAGGGAGGGCAAGACCATGTTTGAGATCACCAACGCCGAGAAGCTGAGAGATGCTTACACCCTGCTGGCATTCATCCGGGACGACGTTCCCACAACCACCGCCGAACAGAAGTCCGGCTTGGCCGCCTTTATGGTCAGCATCAAGAAAGAGATCCGGGCCTACAACAACCGTCCGGCACCTGACAGCCGCATTGTCGAGGAGCGCGGTATAGATGGCTACATTGAGCTGGTGCGGCTCCCGGACGAGCTGGACAAGGTCAACGAAGACGATGCCGCCGAGTGGTTCCGGGCAAATCGCTACTATGAGTTTTACCCCACACCCTACGACTGTTCCGGCCAGCGTTTCACAAACTGGTACAAGCTGCACCGCCGCTGTGGGCACTGGTTCGCATATCATTCGGTCAGCTTTGACGTTTAATCAAATTGGAGGGCTAAATCGTGAAAAAGGAAGTATTGAAGCCTTGCCCTTTCTGCGGGCAGGAGCATACGACCATCACTGAATCTACTACTGAGGGCATTCGGATTAGATGTCCGAATTGCAATATCACATTTACCCGCGATTTTTATGAGCATCGCGGGGAATTGGGCAGGCAACGAACTATTGAAGCGTGGAATACTCGCCCTGAATAACCCCGCCTGATGATGGCCCCCGGTAAGGGCCGAAACCTCCCGGCAGCCAGCCGGGAAGGTCGCGGGAACCACCTGCATATCGTGAACAAAATTTTAGGAGAGCTGAATTATGAAGCTGCTGGATCTGTTGAGCGTGATCGAGGACGACACCCCGATCTGGATTTACATTGATCATCCGTTTCCGTGTAAAAAGGAGGGGCTGTTTTTCGGGGCGGTGCAGTTCGCTGCGGAGAACGATTCCGAGTGGGAAGGCTACCGTGTGGTGCTGACTTTCCCGGAGTTGTATGAGCCCCTCGGCGGGGTTGTTGGTATGTCGATTGTCGTCGTGAAGGAGGAATGAGCGTGGAATGCCTGAACTTTAGGGTCGAATCCCCGGAGAACTTTGTAAAAATCGCTTGCACAGTTCTTTTTGGGAAAAGAGAGGGACTGAGCGATTACGCTACGGTTTGGCATGATGTGTTCGATGGCGGTGCCGGGGATCAGCGTTTTCGGCAGTTCATGGAAGAACTTTTCCCGGATGGCTGCACCATCGGGGAAAAGGAACTGCACCAGTTGACGGATCGTGCGATCCACTACCTAAAAACAGAAACAATTTGCCTCGACATAAAGGCGGGGCATGATATGGCACAGGCTGTCTTTTGGGTGTATTTCATCCCGGAGCATAAAGTCTACGAGTGCGATTATGGCAGCCATGAAGAAAAGGTCATCGAGATTCTTACAAATTTCTTCGGGACCGACATAATGAAATACCCGGTGAGCGTTCTGAAAAAGTTTATATTGGGGTCGTTCCGAATTAAATCTACACAAACGACTGTCGGGTCGATTGCTGCCGATGCCGAATTTATCCAGATGGCGGTATACGGAAGAAGTAAGCCGAGGGGGTCTGTATCGTGAAATTCTACCACGCTACCACAAAGGAGGCTGCGGCAAGCATCCAAAAGGACGGCGTTCTGAAAGCCGGGCCTTTCGGGGAGGTGTTCCTCTGCCGCTCCCCGCTGGACGCTTGCAAGTTCCTCATCATCCGGGGAGTGCTTCAGGTTTCGGTGTTCGAGGTCAATCTGAAGCGCAGCGAGGTGACTGAGAGCCACGACCATTCCGAGGGGTTCTTCCAGTGCAAGGCATACACGCACGACGGCGACATTGCCGTTTCAGATCGGGTGCCTGTTCGCACCTATGACTTTCAAAATCTTGTAAAGGGGTATAAATCATGAAAATGGTAAACGCAAAGGGCGAGGCTGTGTATTTCAACCGGGCATGGAAGCACGGGAAGGAGACGTGGGTGGTTCAGGGCATCGGCGAAACGCTTGTGATCGGGCGCGATCGCCAGAAGCGCAGGAGCCGCACATTCACCCAGCTGCCGCAGGCTGAGAAGTACCTTGCTCGCATGGGGTTCAAAGCAGCCCCTTGAGCCTTGATTTTTCCAACGGAAAAAACACCCCCGGAAAAGCCTAGAAACTTTCCGGGGGTGTAACTTTATTCTGAATACACAAAACGCCACGCAGGGGCTTTCTGTGCGGGCGCAGAAAAGGGCAGGTGCTATTGTGCATCTGCCCTTTGTTTTGCGTGTGGCTTTACTCGCTGCAGAGCCACTCTGCATAGCGGAGGTTGAGCCACCCGGCTCCGCTTTTGAGTCTGCCGTAGCTGCCCTGTACCTCGGTGATGGTGAAGATGTTCGGACCACGGACGACCACGGTGGCGGGGTACTCGCTGCCGGGGCCTTTCCGGGCGGCGACCATCGGGACGGTCACCCGAACCAGAAAGGGCGGCTGCGCCACGTTGTACTGGGTCAGGTTGTACCGCTCGATCATGGCGCAGAGAACCTCGACGTAGTCCGGGGCGGTGGCGTACCCTCCGTCCTTGATGATCTGGGCGGCGGTGCGGTAGTCCAGCTGCCAGCGCAGTCCCTTGTACCGCAGGTCGGTGCCGTTCATCGCCCCAGCGAGGTATGCGCTGTGGTCGGCGATGGAGTCCTCGACGCTGGCGTACACCCGGAATTCGGAGGGCTGCCGGACGGTCTCTCCGCTGCTGGCCTCTGAAGATACCCACGTCATGCTTTTCCCGGTCCATGTGGAGCCGGGCCAGTTGTTGCCGGAGAGGTTCTTCTTCATCCCGAAGCAGTTGTTGGAAGCCGAGGCCAGCGGAGACCGGCCCCAGAAACTTTCGATGATGAACTGGGCGAGGGTGATCGCTGCCGGGATGCCGGACACGACGTTGTCCAATGTGGCCAGCGGTGCGACCTTCTTGATGACCGCTTCGTGGGACAAATACTTCAGTTCTTCTGCTTGCATGGTGCCCTCACTTTCTGGCGGTGTACTTCAGGCTGATCCATCCGGCTCCGCTCTTCAACTTGCCCCAGCCGCCCTGCTGCTGCACGATGGTGAACACCTGCCCCTTACGCACAGTCTGGGCGACGGCGTAGCTCGTGCCCGGCCCTTTGCGGACGTTCAGGCTGCTGGCCGTGATCTGAACGATGAACGGCTCCGGGGTGGCCTCTGCACCCAGCCGCTTGTTGACCTCGCTGGCGATGTACGGGAACTTGCTTTTGAGGTAGGGGCCGGGGCAGAGCGTGGACTTGAAGTAGCAGTGCATCGTGAGGTTCCCGGTCTTGTCGCCGGTGAAGTTGAGCCTCTGGATGCCGTTGCGCTTGCAGATGTCTACGCACAGGTCGATGAGCGAGGCCATCGCCTTGTCGCTCACAGTCCAGTTCGGGCCGAGGGTGTTGTTTGCCACCTCGATGGTGACGGCCTGATTGTCATTGTCCGGGCTGCTGGAGGTCCATGCCCGGTCCTTTTCTTCGACGTACATCCCGATGCGGCCATCGGTGCCGATGCCGTAGTTGGAACTCGCCCTGCGGCTGGTCGGGGCGAAAACTGCGCCGCACTGCTCCACGGTCAGATTGCCAGCCATGTGGTGGATGGTGATCTTGCGGATGGGCTTCTTGCGGGGGCTTGTCCTGCTCGGGCTGATCTTGGTGTAGGAGATCAGAGAACTGTTGCTCATGGGAGCGACCTCCTTTCTCCCCGGCGGGCTGCTGCACCAATCGGGGAAGGTCTGAATGTGTTAGTCTTTGGTGATCTCGTCGGCGATGTTCTCGGCCACCTCGTCCATCTCCTTGATGGCGGCATCGATGAAAGCGTCCAAGAAGGGCGTGACCTCGATGTTCTTCATCTTGAGCAACTTGATGACCAGAGCGTGCTTGTCGGTCTTGGGAATCTTGCCAGCTTCTGCGGCTTTCTCTGCGCCCTTGACCAGCTTGCGGACCAGCGAGAAGATGCGCTGCTCGCGGAGCCAAGGAATGCCGATCTTGGCAGCCATGAGCATTGCAATGGTGCCGATGATCTCCATGACGCTGGGAAGAATGGCGGTTGCGATTTCGGTGATATTCATAGCTTTCCTCCTGTTAGATGTCGTTCGTTTCGTGGGCTTTTTTGTTCAGGTGCTTCTCCAGCTTGTCGAGCGCATCCTTGCACGGGCCGTTGCAGCCCTGCTCGATCAAGCCCTGCAGGGCACCTTTCAGGCCGTAGCAGAGCAGTGTCTGCTCGTCCTCGATGGACTTGATGAAGTCGCTCTGCTTGCGGTTGATCTGAAAGACCTTGTAGACGGCCACGATCACACCGATGATCACGCCGATGGACGAGATCACCGATGCGGCCCTGATTACGGTGTCGAGGTCAATGTACATCTTCCTCCACCTCCCCTCTGGCCGGACTGGGCAGAACGGCAGAACAGGCGCACTCGATGTCGTGCAGCGATTCTTCCTCGGCTGCAACGGCACCCAACTGCTGAAGCTGTTCGTTCTGCGCCTTGGCGATGCGGAGAAGGGTCGCCACGGCATCGGCTAAAAAGTCGATGAGTTCCAGCCCGCCAGAGGAGTTAGGCATCCTTGTAATCCTCGCCAGTGATGGTTTTGTAGTCGTCCTCGGTGATGGTGCCCTTTTTGACGCGGGCTGCGATGCCAGCCTTGGTCAGACGACCGTGTTCATAGAGGCGGGACAGACTCTCGACTAAAGTAGTAGCAGTCATAATTACAAAACCCCCTGTTCGATCAGCTGCATGGTGTAGTCGTCAATGGCCTTGCTGGTGTCGATCTCGGTGATCGATGCCAGCATCTGATACTCGGAGAACGTGATCTCCCGGCTCTCGCACTTGTAGTCGGTGTAGGCCGGAGTGCCGTCCTGTTCGGGATGCTCCACGGCGGTGATGTTGCGCCGCTGGATGTAGGTCTCCGGGCCGATGATCTGGAGTTCTTCAGGCTGGCTGGAGCATACTTCGGTTACCCAAGGTTTCATGGTTCTTTTTCCTCCGATCTAATTTTGAGATGATTTCTTTGAGCTTGCCGATCTTCACGTTCGGTTTGATTCTGCGCTTGAAGCACTCGTAGGTGTCTGTGCAGGAAAACCAGCCCATGTAGCTCAGCATGGCTGCGATGTTGTGGCGGCAGTAGCTACGCCCTGCCTCTTTCGCCTTGTGGAGGTGCCGGGCCGTCTGTGTGGCCTTGAGCATGATCCGCTTGCGAATGATGGTCTTGTCCCGGTAAAATACAAAGCCCATAAAATCCAGAGGTCGGCCCATTGCTTTCCGCTTGCCCTGATAGAAGAACTTGCAGACCTGCCGGTTCTTCTTCAGCTTCAAACGGAACCGCTGCCCCAGCAGTCTGCGGATCTGAACGTCGGCATTGTGTAGGGCTTTCTTGGCCGCTGCATAAATTGTCACGTCGTCCATGTACCGCACGAGTTTGTCGAGGCCGAGGGTCTCGGTTATCAACTTGTCGAGCGGCTCCAGCAGGTAGTTGGCCAGCCATTGCGAAATGTAGAACCCCAGCGGGATGCCCTTTTTGAACTCCCGGAGGCACAGCCAGATGACGTGGAGAAACCATTCATCCTTGATCCTGATTGCAAGCTCCCGCATCAAAACGTCCAGCCGGATGCTGTCGTAAAAATGCCGGATGTCAATTTTCAGGAAGTTCCGGGTCCCTTTCGGGTCTGAACGGAGCCACTTCTCAATCCTCCGCTTGGCGTAATGTGCGCCGCGTTTCGGGAAGCTGCCGCAGCTGTACTTGTATGCGGTGCCGGTGATGATCGGCTCCAACACCAGCACGATGATGTGGTGCAGCCATTGTTCGTGGATCTCCGGCTCAAAGATCTTCCGAATCTTACCGTGTTCGTAGATGATCTTCGGGGTGTGCTTATGGGGCTTGAATCCGAGTTTCGGGTTCTGGACCTCTATTCCATCGGGTTTGGTGTTCAAAATCATATCGTGCATCTTCTGAACTTCATCGTCCAGATGGGCATCGATATACTTTACCTCCGCTCGGCGTGTTTTGCCTTTCCGAAGGTTCTTGTATGCCTTGCGGATTGTTTCCTCCGAAAGCATTGCTTGATACAGATACTTGTACTCTTTCAACTTGTACGCCTATAAGATATTCTTTCTTCTATCTCCTGCACCCGGCAGGTGCGACCGCTTTACCGGGTGCCCTGTATCGGACCTATTTCCACTCATCTTTCCAATTATGGCGAGTAAGCCGCATTTCAACGGTCAGCGGTGTAGGCTGCGCCCATCATGGCGCAGTGCATAAAATGCAGAGTGCGGCGGCTTTGGCGTAGGATGTAGATTGCAGATAGAATCAGGCCGAGCCGATGTTCCAGTTGCTCCAACCAGCGTCATTGTTCAGATTGATGCACCGAGGCCCCGTATTGGTGCCATTGTTGCAATTACCGAACCGTAGGCCCACCGAAGGTGACGCCGCCGCACTCCCCTTATTTATTCTTCAAAAATGAATAAGCGATTTAGGCTCCACTGGGGGAGTTGCGCTTTGCAGCGCA